ATGTAAGTGTTAATGTTGCACTTGGACTTGGAACAACAGAGGAAAGGATGGGGATGCTTGCAGGAGTTGCTGCCAAGCAGGAAGCAATTCTTGAAAAACAGGGTCCGGAGAATCCACTGGTTAATTTCAAGCAGTACCATGCAACTTTGACGAAGATGACAGAACTGAGTGGATTTAAAGACACACAGACTTTCTGGACTGATCCTGCAACTTATCAAGCACCTGAGCCACCTCCACCGGAACCATCTCCAGATGAGATATTTGCACAAGCACAAGCAGATAAGGTTCGTGCAGATATGGAAAATGATAAAGCACGTCTTGATCTTGACAGGGAAATAATGATACGTAAAGATGATCTTGAACGTGACAAGATGGAAACTGATCTTGAGATGAAAGTAAAAGAACTGGAAAACAAGTACAAAGTAACAATTGATCAGACTGAAATACGAGGTATGATTGAGAAAGACAGAGAGAAAATAAGAATCGAAGCACAGATGCAGCAGATGCAGATGCAGCAAGCAATGCAACCATCTCCTCCTGCACAGGGGGTTCCAGAAGGAGTACCAGAAGGAGTGCCGCCGATGTCTCTTGATGACTTGAACCCTGAACAGATGGGTCAGCCGGTTGAGCCAATACCTTCATAGTGGCAAAGAAGAAGAAAAAGAGTTTTGAAAAGACATCGCAAGAAGACCGAATTATAAAAGCAAATGCGGCAAGAGCCGTGTTAGAAGATCCAGTGATTCAGGAAGCATTTGAAACATTGGAAGAATACTACACCGAATCATGGGTTAATTCTGAAATAGATGATAATATTGCAAGAGAGAGAGTTTTTCTCAAACTCAGGGCATTAGATGATCTTAAAAAAGAACTAACTTCTATGATAACCAGCGGGAAGGATAATATTCTTGCTAGAAACGGTTAATCAACAGTTCTCAGAAATGAGCAAAACTACTTGATAGAATAATAAAATGGCAGAACAACAAGACAATAGCTCAATTCAAGGGTCTGATCTTGATGAGTCAGCAAAACAATGGGAAAAAGAACTGACCTCCGAAAGTGGTGAAGATGAATTGCCAACGGACGAAGATAACCAGCTTACCCAAGAAGAATCTGGAGAAGAGTTAGAAGCAGATTCAGAAGATGATGAAGCAGACGAGGAAGTTGAAGTTGAAGAAGAAGAACCAGAAGAGCCAGAAGAAAATTTACATGAAGTTAAATATGATGGAAAGACACATCAAGTAACACTTCAGCAACTAAAGGATTCTTTTTCAAAAGGTCAAAATTATACTCGTAAATCCCAAGTACTTGCAGATGACCGCAGTAACCTTGAGGAGAAAAAAGTAGAGATCAGCCAGCTTAGAGATCAAGCTCTCGAAGCACTGGAATTTGCAAAGCAGAATCAACTTAAAGTGCCAGAACGGACAGATGAATATTGGAATAATCTCAGGGATTCAGATCCAGTCCAGTTCCTGATGGAACGGGATGTTGTACGTGATTCCCAAATGCAAGCTCAGGTGGTTGACCAAGAAATAACAAGATTGGACAACCAGAAGGAAGCAGAACAGGTTGAGAATCTTAATAAACACATTGATGGTGAAAAAGAGAAACTCTTGGAGATAATCCCAGAGTGGGGTGACAGTAAACTTGCAGATACCGAAAAGAAACTGATAATGAAGTTTGGTTTAAGATCAGGCTATTCCCAAAAAGAATTAGATAGAACCTTTGACAGCCGTGCTGTTTCTATAATGAGGAAAGGTGCGCTTTGGGATCAGTTACAAGAAAAAAAGAAAGGTATCAAGTCTGTCAAGAGACAATCAATGAAACCTGGATCAATATCAGGAGATCCCAGTAAAATCAAAACGGGTAAGGCAATGGAAAGACTTAGAAAAACCGGCAGTGTCGATGATGCCGCCGCAGTATTTTATAATCATATTCGTTCATAAATAAGGAGTAACAATGGCAATCATTGCAAATACATATCAAACCTACCAGGCAATGGGTAGACGAGAGGACTTGGCTAATACCATTTATAATATTAGTCCAGCCGATACGCCTTTCATGTCTATGGTAGGCCGTAGCAAAGCTACAAACACACTTGCAGAATGGCAGACCGATGCACTTGATGCGGTCGCCGCAAATGCAAAAGTGGAGGGAGATGAATATACTTACAATGCTGTTACACCAACAGCAAGAATAAGTAATCAAACTCAAATCTCTTCAAAAACAGTAATCGTTTCTGGAACTCAGCAAGCATCAAACAATGCGGGCCGGGATTCAGAAATGGCATATCAACTTGCAAAGTCGTCAAAGGCTTTGAAAAGGGATATGGAATCTGCACTGACAGGTAAAGTCGCAAAAGCGGCTGGAAATACAAGTACCGCCAGAACACTTGGTGGGTACGAAACCTGGACCACAAGCAATGTATCAAGAGGCGGGGGTTCTCCTGCAGGTTCTGGTGCAGGTCTTGGTGCAGCTCCAGTTGATGCCGCAACTAAACGGGCATTTACTGAAACTTTATTGAAAACTGTGATCCAATCTTCGTATTCAAGCGGAGGTGATCCTTCAGTCTTAATGGTTGGACCTTTTAACAAAGGAGTTGTCAGTGGGTTTACTGGTAGATCGTCAGCACGCCAGATGATTGATTCTACAAAAATTCAGGCAGCAGCGGATCTCTACAGTTCCGACTTTGGAGATTTCAAGGTAATCCCTAACAGGTTTTCCAGAGAGCAAACAGGTTATATAATTGATCCAGAATATTGGAGTGTTGCATATCTCAGGGACTTCAAGCAGGAAGAATTATCTAAATCTGGAGATGCAATCAAACGCGCACTTTTAGTGGAATATACTTTAATTGCTAAGAATGAAGGTGCTTCTGGAGTAGTTGCGGATTTAACTATTAGCTGATGAATAATTCTGAAAAACTTGTCAACTGGTCAAAACAATATTTTCATTATGATCAGCATGACAAGACTTTCACAATAGAAGACAGGGAGGACATAGAGCCGGTGATTAAACTTGCTCATAATATGTCCTTCTTGCAACCCAACAAAGAATGGCGACACTCTGCGGTGATACCAAAGTTTGTTTTGGACCAGTCTTTTAGGGAAAATTGGGAGAGAAGCGATTGGAAGAAGTGGGCAAACAATCATGCGAACCGTCCGTTTCGGACATGGCCGGGAAAACTTTAAAGGTTGCAGTTGCAGTACCATCTTTTTCAGGAACGTGGCCCTTTCAGTTTGGCGAATGTCTTGCAAACATGGTTCAGCATTTTCAGTTTTCTAATTATGATGGTGAACATGAAATTAGGGTTTTTGCAGATAGTGGAAGAATAATTCCAGAAGTAAGACACAGATTGATAGGGTCTGCAATACATTGGGATGCAACCCACATTTTGATGCTTACTCCTGAATTTACTTTTCCTATAGATTCTTTACAAAGAATGTTGGCAAGAGGACGTGCAGTAGTTGGTGTTAATTATTTAAGAAATATTGTTACTAAAGAGTATTCTGCATACAGAGGTAATGTAACAGTAAAACCAGATCCTACATATCCTGAAACAGAAGAAGTAGATGGAGTTGCAATAGGAATGGTGCTTTTTAATATTCCTGTTTTTGATGTTCTGGATTTGCCATTCTTTATAAATAAACAGATTGGAGATTCTCCAGGATTTGAAGAAGATTTTATACCCTTCTGGAAACAGTGCAAAGAAAAAAAAATACCTTGTGTGATTGATCATGTACTTTCAGAAGAAGTTAGAAGTTTATACTATAGTGAATTATGGCATTAGCAAATTATACTGACTTGAAAGCATCCATAGCTGATTTTCTGAACAGAAGTGATCTGACAACTGTTATTCCAGATTTTATCACAATGACAGAATCAGACTTTAACAGGAGTTTGAGAGTCAGGGAAATGTCAGTCAGAACACGTGCGCCTATTGATTCTCAGTATGTGAAACTGCCGCCAGACTTTCTTGGAATGAGGAACATTGATTTGCTTACCTCTCCTGTGACTCCACTTGCATATCGTAAC